ATGACTGTAGTTCTAGCTAAGTCTGAACTATCAGCATCTAATGTACCAAGTCCAACTTCAAACTCTGATGTCCCTGGATTAAATATTGCATAATAAGTAGTATTATTATTACCAATACCAGTTCCAAATGTTTCAAAACCCTGTACCGCACCACCAAGTGCGAATGCACCTGTACCGGTGGTTGTGGTCGTTTCTTTTACTCTATCATTAATTACGAAAGCCATATCATTTTATAGCACTAAGCTACCTCTCTGTCATCTACTTCTGTCCATGTATTTGTAGCACTATCATCAACAGGTGTCCATGAGTTAGATACACCTGGGACTACTGGAGACCATGCAAGAACACCTGGTGTCCTTATGGTAATACTCATGTCTATGCCATTAGGTGCAGCTATTGTTACAGGTATGCCTTGTGCTGTACCCACAGCAGTAGTCATAGCAATACCTGATGGTGTGACTACTATGCTTGGTTCAGCTACGGCTGTGCCTATCGTAGCAGATAAAGCTATACCGGTAGGGGTTACTGTAACGTCACCTTGGAAAGTCTCTGTTCCTATTGCTGTAGATAATGACTGACCATTCCCTGTCAAATCTACAATTAAGTCACTTGAAAATGAAATAGAACCACGAGCAGTGGTCATCGCTATACCGCTTGGTTGTGCAACGACTGCACTTGATTGTGTAGCAGTGCCTTGCGCAGTTGTTAATGCGATGCCTGATGGTTGATTTACAACGTCAGTTTGAACGGTAGATGTACCAACACTTGTGTTTAATAAACTTTCAGATCCAACAATTGTTGTAATTTCACCACCAGCTTCAATTGAGTAAGAGCCGATACTTTGGAAATTAACTGCAATACCAGTAGGAGTTGCAGTGACATCTGGTAAAAATACAGTTACTGAAGCTTGTGTAGAAGTGACTGCTATACCTGTAGGTACAACAGTAACATTAGAAATCGCTGTTTCTGTACCAATAGCCGTGGTAAGGCTTTGGCCTGTAACAGAAACACTTACATCTTTAATACCCTGTGAAGCAAATGAATCTTCAGCAAATGTGGTTTTACCAAAAAACATAACGCTTTACCTGGCGTTTATTTTAAGTAATTCTTAAAATAGCACTAGAAGCGTTGTTAGTTGGAAATTGTACTGTGAATGTTCCTGATGTTGATGTTTTAACTGCTCCGAAATCCAAAACCATAACTGCAGCATTTGTATTAGTTGTTGCAGAAGTGTTTGAATTATATATCACAGCTGCTTGTGCTGAGATAGATGCACTTGTAAAACTAATATCACTAAAGTCAATAAAGGATGTATTGTTTGTTGCAGCAGCACCTGTGCTTGTTAAATTACCACCGCCTGCAGCATACGTGCCAGAAGCACTTACCTCTTGTGAAGTTGTATACGCAGTAGTTGTATTACTTAATGAAGCCGAGCTACCATATAGAGCTAGTTTAAATTGATCGCCACTAGAGGATCGAAAGTCGTGTTCACCTTCCAACAACTCTTTCTTAAAGCTATCACATACTGCTTGTGTAATCGCCATGTTTATTTACCTCCTGGAGCCACTGATTGTAACGGTACACGCAGGACTCCATCTGCGTATTCGTCTCTACGTTTTCTACCCATTTGTGTGGTAGCTAAACCTTGTACAGCTTGACCGTACTTCTGTTCGTATAATTGCACATATGTAGGATTTTTCAAGTATGAAAAGGCTTCAGCTACTGTGCTATAAATTAAAACTTCTGGTGCTGTATTAGATATAAAAGTTGTAGTTGTGGTGCCAGATGTACCGTCACCTATTCTCTCTGGTGTTCTATTATACCAAAGCTCCACAGTTATAGCTGCATTAGGTGTTGGTGCTAATATTAAGGTGTTTTGATCCCAGTTTGCATAATATCTAGGTGTACCAGTATTGTTGGTTCTGTCTAGATTGTATTCATCAATGAATGTGGTGTCTCTTTGTTCAAGCCATGTTCTATCATTATTGCTGTCAACCACCTGAACCCCTCTTTCAAAGTCAAAGTCGTCTGGCATTGTTAAAAAGGGACTGCCTATTGTAAGAGATGATGTTGCAAATTTTCTAAAAGCGTCTAAATCTAATTGCTTTTGTATTTTGTTTTCTGCATTTGTTATAAATACATTAATAACGGTATTAGATAATACCTCAGAACCAACCTCTGTGTAGTTTCTTACATTATCTAAAAGTTCGCTATAGTTCATATTGTGTTAATCTGGTTGCCCATTCCTGAATGTAACCTGCAGTAATAATATAGTGTCGGAGCTCCAATTGCTACTGATATTTCTAAAGCCCTGGTTGTAGCTGCAGAATATTGACTATCGTAATCAGATTGACTTACTGTAGAACCATTAATTTTATATACAACACCTGTTTCATACGGAGACCCCCCTGAGTGTGTTCCCCCAGAAGTGGTACTCAGATAAAATGGGTGCCCATCGACAGTATTGTCACTTAGGTTAAATATGTAGTCTTGACCCTCATTTATAAATAACACCGATCTTTCAACACCATCAACATAAAATGCATTACCTCCACCTGTTTTGCCAGCAACTGTAATAGTAAATGTTACAGTTTCTGACTCAGTAGGAGTATTAATTTTATTACCCATTGCAGAGTGTAACTTACAATAATAGTAAAGTGTTGGTGCTCCTGTAGCCACAGTAATTTCTAAAGCTCTTGTTGTGGCAGAGGAGTATTGACTATCATATGTTGATTGTGATACTTCACTACCATTAATTTTATATACAACGCCAGTAGAGTAGATTGACCCTCCTGAGTGGACACCATTTGAAGTCGTACTTAAATAAAAAGGATGCCCATCGACAGTATCGTCACTTAAATTAAATATATATTTCCTACCCTCAACTAAATTTAATAAAGGTGCTTC